GTCAGAATTGCGCCCCAACGCCTGTAATTTCGCCATTGACAGGGGGCAATATAAATCCGCCTTGCGCTTTTTCAGAATCCTTGACAGTTCCGGGGATTGTTCCACCATATGCAAGCATTCATCAAAGACAATCCGCGCTTGTTCTTTCTTTGAAGCTACTGCATACACTTCCGCGCCGGGTTCCTTGTCCGCAATCAGCATATACAGCGCAAGGCCGCTTAGAAGCGTGCTTTTGCCGTTCTTCCGCGCCATGTACAACATAGCTTCCCGGAAGCGCCGCAAGCCTGTAGAAGCGTCCACAAAGCCAAACAAGGCCGCAATGAAGGCACGTTGAAACAATTCCAGCTTCACGGGGTTCCCTGCCCATTCGCCTTTTGAGTGCCGGCAGAATTTTTCCATGAAGTCAATGGGGCGCTGGGCCTTGCGTTCATCAAAGACGAATCCCCCGCGGGGATGCTCAATTTCATTCGCAAGCCGTTCATAAACCTTTGCAACGCGCCTTGAAACAACAATGTCCCCCGCCCGGATCCGGTTCACATATTCCTGGATATGATTCACGGATCCGCGCCCCCGTCATCGTTTAGCCAATCCGTCAAGGCGCTGGGGGCTTCCTGCTGGCCCCTGGGCATCATGTCGCACAACTGCTTGAACAATGCCCCATAGCGCGCAATAAGGCGCGTGTATGAACTCAATGCAGGGGCTTCACGCATAAAGGATTGCTTTCCCTGGGTAAATTCTTCCAGCGTCCCCCGCGCCTTGATTTCCTTTTTCAGTTCCTTCAACGTGTCGCCCATGAAAAGCAATTCCGCAATCAAGCTTTCCGCAATGCAACGCTTTTCCTGGGGAACCGTTTCCAATATCCCATTAAGTTGCTGCTTAATCTTACTAACTCCCATCAAATCACCTTCAAATATCGCCGTTTTAAGGCGATTTCAGCCGTTCACATGGGGGATTATAGCCCCCCGCCTTCCAAAAACGCCTTGTAGGGGCTTAATTACCTGCCCCCACCGTTCCCAGGCGTTTGTGCTGGTTTTGCTCAATGGGGGGTAGCTGCTGGCGAACACATCAATCATATTCGTCATCATAATAATCAGAATCATCAATGTAATCATCGTCATCATTGTAATCAGATGAAACATAGTATTCAGTATGATAATCAATCAGCGCTTGCAGCTTGTCCCGCAATGCTATTACTTTTTTGAGTTCATCCGGAAGAATCAAACTTGAAATAAAAGACAGCTCCATCACAAATTCAGCTTCTTCCCGTGTGATCGTCGGCAACTCACCCATGTTTTTCTCCCTTCACAATGTTCCCCTGTGCATCAAACGTCAAGCCATAATCAAATGCTGTTGCCCCATGTTCTGCAAAGTGTTCCTTGTTATGGCAATCCATGCACAAGCATTCAAGGTTGTTCGTGTTCAGTGTCACGGATGGATTATGGATATTCCCTGGGTTCAAGTAATGCTTGTGATGGCAGATTGCAGCCGGTTTCCCGCAGCGCTCACAAACATAATTGTGCTGCTGCATATACGCCTTGGAAACGCGCCGCCATGCTGCGGAATGATAGAACCGCCTTGCCGCTTCATTCATCCCCTGCGCCCTTCCATGCAGCCGCCTTGAACGTCAGCACCTTCAACAGACTGTTGATAGTTCGTGTCAGTCTTATATCATCCGTGTGGGTTCCGTAATACCAAAGTTCCATGATGAAGTTGCCCACCGTCGCAACCAACGGTTCCGTTCCCTGCTGTTCAGCCGTCATCCCTGTTACCTGTTCAATGTAATCCGGCAATGCTTCAACCAACGATGTAACAAGTTCGTCGTTCGTGCCTTCATCCAAATGCAGCGCGTTCCGCGCATCAGCAACAGTATAATTCGCCAACATGGTTCATCCTTCTTTCAACATCTTTTTCAGCACTCGGAACAATGCGCGCAGTTCCCCGTTGTTCAGCACCACGCCGCCCATTGGAGAAACAACACCGTTCGGAAGCTTTGCCCACCGTCGTAAATCCAGCGTTGCCGGGTTGCCATTGAAGGAAACAACATTCAGTTCCTTTGTGATTGTCCGTCTTGAGTTTTCCAGCTTCCCAATCACAGCAATCCTTTTAATGATTCTGTAGCTGCATTCTTTCATGTTGCTATCCCCCTATAGCGCAGGGGCATAGGTTCCACCCATGCCCCCGCTGTTTACTTTGTGTGTGGTAGTCCCTGGCCTTTACGCGCTGGCCTTGCAAATCTTCACAAAGGCTTCATTGACAAGGGGCTTACAATCGGCAATTGCCAACGCCCTGTAATCAATCATGCCCTTCCGGAAGCTGCTTTCCCTGCTGGCTTCAACGGTAATCCCTTCCACAAGGTTATAGCTCATATAATGGGCAAAGTCAGCGATATAGAAAACATTGTCAGCAATGTAATCATCAACGATGATTTCATGCCCCAACACCTTGCCCACGGAATCGCCCTGGGGATTCTGAATGAAAATGGGGCGCTTGTTGCTGTCCACCATACCATAAAGGACATTGTACAACGTCGCGTTGTTGCAAGCGATTTTCGCGCCCTGGGCATAACCACGCTTCAACAGGGCAAACGCCGCCACAATGTCAGCATAGCCGATGTCAGCATTGGCCGCAACTTCAATGCAGTTCTGGCCGGTTCCGGAAGTCACCCACGTGATCGCCGTTTCAATGCCGGTTCCCTGGCCGCTGCCGGTTCCGTCAATCAGCGCCTTGTTGATCGTGTCCAGCACGCAGGCAGACAGTTCATTAACAAGGTAGCCTTCAAAGGCCGCAATGCTCATGCGCCGCGCCTTCTCGGAAACGCTGAAAACCTTAATCAGTTCGTTCCCGGCAAAGGTAACGGAAGTCAGCGCCACGCCGTCAGCGTCCACCGCTGCGCCTTCAACGTGCCACGCCGCCGCGCTGTTCGGGGTAACAACGGGGATAGACACATTGGAAGGAATCGCAAACGCCCGGCATTCCGGAAGCAAGCCGCCCTGCGTCCTGGCCTTCTGGATAATCTCATTCAGCGTTGCAGTGGGAATCACCGCCGCCGCCGTGCTGCTGGTAATGGGCGTTTCGCTGCGCTGCTCCATCACGCGCCGCGCCGCTTCAAACGCCGCCTTTTCCGCTGCCGTCATATCCTGGCCCAACATGGACTTGAAAAAGGCGCTGCGGTATTCCTTGGAATCCAGCACATCACCGGCAACCGCGCCGCCCTGGGCGTTCATGCCCGTAATGATGTTCATGCCCTGGGCCTGGGGCTGCTGCTGGGCGCTCATGCTGCGCAACTGGGCGTTTTCCTTAGCTTCCATAATGCCGCGCAACTCAATGTTCGCCGCCGCAATGTCAAGCCCCTGGGCGTTGCCGTCAATCTGCGCCTGGATTTCCCGCGCGCGCTGCTCCATCGCTTCAATCGTGAAATTCCGATAGTAATTAAAAGCCTGCTGAATGTTATCAAACTTCATGGTAAAGTCATTCCTTTCAAGAATAGAATTGATTAACGCTTGCGCCTGTTTTGCCTGGTTGAAGGCATCCAGCGCCGCGCCCTGGGCGTTCCTGGCTTCAATGCTGGTTTGTGGATACGCAGGAAACGACACAATAGAACATTCGTACAACTTTCCGATTCTGGTAATTGTGCGCGTGTTCGTTTCTGCATTGTATTCGTCGCCGCCTGCCGGAATCGTGAATGCAAACGACATTCCCGACATATCCCCGCGCCTGACAGCTTCATAGACTTCCCGCGCCGCTTCCGTGTCCGGCAATGTGGCCTTCATCGTCATCCCTGCCGGGGTAACTTCAAGCTGCATTGTCCTGGGCGTTCGTGCAAGCGGAATTTTGCTTGAATCATGGTTCACAAGCAAACGCACATCCGATAAATCAGCGCCATCCAGCGCCCCCGCCCTGATAACTTCCGTGTAGCTGCCGCCCATGTCTGTTATCGTTGTGGGACTGTCGAACACAATCGGCATTCCCTGCAAAACAAGGCTTTTTTCGTCCCCTGCCGGGGCCGTTGCCCTGATTTCACACAACCTGATTTCCTTCATTCCTGTTCCCTGCTTTCCTTGCAATCGCATTTTTCCCCTGCGTCCAAATGCGCGCCGCAATATGGGCATACTTTGAAATATCTGTTGAAAAGGTATTTTCTGTTTACATTGTTTACTTTATTCACCTTTATTCCCACCTTGCAACTGATATTCGTCAGCGTGTTCAGCGTTTACATAGTTCAATGAGAAAATACGACGTTCCCCGCCGTCCACGCCCGGAAGGTTCAGCACTTCACGCGCTTCATTGATCGACATCAAGCCCATAGGCATCAGCTTTTCAATCAAAGCAACCCTTGTTTGGTTGCTTGCATACTGCAAACGCCCGGATTCAAAGATTATTTGATTGCCATAACCGATTTCCCTGGGCGTGAAAACCTTTGCCGTCATTTCCTGGCCCAATTCCACCGCAAACGGTTCAATGATGCTTTCATAGAAGGATGAAAAGCAATCTTCCGTGTAATTGCTGCTTACAATGTTTTCATTTATTCCCAAATAATCATAGATCGCCTTTTTAATTGCTTCCTGCTGGGCCGCAGATAGCAACACCGGTTTGGAATCCACGGGGGTAAAGTCAAACTTGGAATCAAGGGGAATCACGCCGCCGTTGTTCTCAATCGTCAAGTAGTTGTTGACAAACTTTTCCTTGACTTCCTTCAACATTTCTTCCGGCATCATCTCGGAATAGCGAACAATGCCACGGATATTTGCAGCCGTCTTGATCGCGTTCGTAATCCCTTCATTCACCGCCTGGGCCGCTTCCAGCGTCGGAAACAAGGCGCTGTTGTCATCGCCCAATAGTTCATTGCTATTGAAGTTCCTGCGCAGGTGGATTAGATCGCAGTACGGGAATATTGCTTCGTGTCCCGTCCGGAAGGTGAATTTGCAAAACAGATTGTTCCCGGCATCCGTCAGCATTTCCACGTTGGAGTAATTGACAGGGAATATCCCTGTCACGTTCCCGCGCTCATCCCGCATTATCAGCGAAAACGCATTGTTCAACGTGTAATAATGGGTTGCCATCTTATACAGCCAATTTGAAGCCGTCATAAACGGATTAGGCCGATTCTGCAACAGTCTGTTCAACCTGGCATCGCCGGATTGCCGGTTGTCACCGTTCATAATGATATGGTTGCCCTTCAGCTTGGAGATGTTCCGCGCAATAGCATCAATCGCCCCACGGTAAATGTCGCTGCTGTAGGCATCCCCGGTAAATATCGAAAACGCGCCCGTTGGTTCCTTGACAAGCTGGGCCGCGCTGTTCGCCCTGGGCTGTTTTCTGAATATCCTGTCAAACAAGCTCATTCCTGTTTTCCCTTCTTTACCTGATTTCAAGCGCCATATATAGAAACATTTATTTCAATGTTTTCACTTATATTATACAAGGTTCCATGTTGTATGTCAACGCCCATGTAAACATAAAACATATACGTTGACATTGTTGTTCCTGTTGTGCTATAATACAGATGCAGGGTTTTAAGCGCCACAAAAATGCCGGTTGTGAATTTTCTCCTTTCTACACAACCGGCATCCTTTTTTTATTCAATTATTCGTAATCGTCAGATTCTTCTATTTCATCCGCCCATGGATTTTCTGAATCTTCTATTTCAACAAAATCATCTCCGTCATACGGATTCACAATGGGCGTGAAAGTGCTGCTTCCAGCATTGAAACGCAAGTACAGCTTCCCCCGCGCCGGAATCATTCTGGATTTCAGCGTTTGCAATATCATGTCGCGTTCTTCCATCGTCTGCAACGCTTCCATCACGTCCGGATTT